GTCATCCGTCGGCACCCCGTCCCAGATTGCAGGCCACCCCGGTCAAAGCCGGGGCGGGGTTCAGCTCGTGTTCACCTTTGCTCGGTCGCACCTCGACGCGAGTTGCAGGACCGGTGGGCGGGTGCCAACACATCGGACTCGGGACCGAAGACGTGATCGGCTGTCCACGGGTCGCCGTCGCGTGGGCCTTGGCCGCAGATGTGGCAGTAAGTTGCAGTCTCCCTCACCAGCCGAGCACGCTCGGGGTAGTCACCTTTGTAGTGAGGTCGTGATGCGTTGCGGATGGCTTCTCGTCGACCGGCGCAGACGTCGCAGCGAGTCGTGTTGGTGGTGAGCCGCCGGCACTCGAGACAGGGTCGGCGAATGGGCATGGGTTGAGGTTAGGGCTGGGGTGGGTTGGGGACTGCTGGAATCGTGAGACAGGACACGGGTGTTACTTCGTAACACACCCGTGTCCCTTTGTCTGGCAAGGGTTTCAGTTGTGTGTCCCGTGTGCGTGTCCCCGATTTTGGGGTTAGGCGAGTGGGTCTGAGAGGCGGTTTTGGGCGATGGCTCGGAGGGCTTTGGACCATTTGGAGTTCTTGGCTTTGATGCCTCGTGCTCTGGCTTCGTCTCTGAACTTGGTGGTGTCTTCCTGCTTCATGCCGGGCTTCAGGTCGGGGAAGGCGGTGAGGATGCGTCTGGCGAGGTCGAAGGTTTCTTCGGTGAAGGTCTCGAAGGTTTCTTTGAGTCGGATGGGGTTGTGGTCGTCTTCGAGCTGTTCTTCGACGAGTTCGACTTCGGTGGGTGCCCAGCCGATGCGTGAGAAGATGCGGGTGAGTTTGATGGTGTGGCCGTCGCGTTGGAGGTGGTAGACGATGTCGACGTCGTCGTTCTTGGCTGATGATCCGCGTTGGCCTTGGGTCTTGCCTTTGTCTTTGCCTGCGTGGTCGGTGCGCAGCAGGGCGACCCCGGCGGCTTTGAGGCTTAGCCCGGTGGTGCGGGCGAACTCGCGGTAGGTGTCTGCGGAGTTCTCTTCGCCTTCTACGGCTCGGCCGGTGGTGTCGATGACGACGACCTGGGCTCCTGTGAGTTCGACGAGTTTCATGACTTGGGCTGCGCCCTCGAAGGTGTTGAGCGGTGGCAGGCTTGGGATGAGGGCGTAGTGGAGGTGGGTGAGGTCGTCTTCTCTGGTGTAGCCGAGTGTGTCTAGGCGTTCCATGAGGTCTGATGCGGTCATCTCGTAGTCGAGGTAGAGGACGTGGACTGGGGCTTGGGCTGGTCTGCCGAAGATGGGTTTGCCTGTGGCGAGGGCTGCGGTGCAGGCGAGTGCGATGTAGGACTTGCCTTCTTTGGAGACGGCGAAGAGTGCGGTTTGTCTGCCGCGTGCGATGAGTGGGTAGGCGATCCAGTCTTCTGATTTGTGGTCTTGGTTCCAGAAGTCTTGCCAGACGATGAGTTGTTCGAGGAGTTCGTGGGTGGTTGCGGTGGTGGGTGTGGGGTTGGTGCCGAGGTAGGCGGCGGAGGCTTTTTTCCAGTCGCCGCCGTGTCTTGTTTGTGCGTAGTAGCCGAAGCGTGAGTATCCGCCCGGTGGGATGGGTGCGTTGGTGGAGAAGACGATGAGGGCGTCGTTGCCGTTATGGTTGACGCTGGCGGAGATGCCTCGGTCTTTGCCTGGGCGGGTGTAGTAGTCGGTGCCGTTGTGTTGGTAGGCGTGCCGCCATCCGTCGGCGGTGAGGAGGCTGTGCCAGTCGTGTTGGGCGTTGTAGCGGGTGCTGGGGAGGTTGGGGTCGTCGCGAAGTCCGTCTAGGTCGTGTGGTTGGTGGCGGTCGATCTTGGGTTCGGTGGTGAGGCGTTGGATGAGCCAGTCGGGTGCGTAGGCGGGTGCGGTGTTGAAGCCGTGTTCGACGTCTTCGACGTAGGGTTTGCCGTTGGGGTGCAAGGTCGGTGGTGCCAACACTTGGCCGCCTTCGCCTCTGATGTCGAGTCCTGGGCCGAGGCGTTTGCCTGCGTCGTTGCGGACGTTGATGTTGCAGCGGAAGTAGAGGTGTCGGCCGCCTGACCCGGTGTGGACGGTGACGGTGTCGGGTAGCGGGCCGTGTTCTGCTTCGAGGTCGGCGAGTGTGTCGGAGCCGCGGTGTTGTTCGCGGTCGTCGATGTCGAGGACGAACATGTAGCTGTTGGTGACTTTGCCTGTGACGATGCCGACGCCCCAGCCTTTGTATGCGGTGGTGAACCAGTCGGTGATGACGGTCGGGTCGGTGGTGGCTTTCGTTTGCCACGCTTCGATGCCCGACGGATACTTCTCGCCCGGGGCGATCGGTATGACGCGGATGCCTTTGTGGGCGTAGCGCAGTGCGTGCTCGAGCACGGTCATGGCGGGTCTCCCTGATTTGTAAGTAGTTCGTTTAGGTTAGTAGGTCTGACCGTCAACTCTTTGATGCCAGATTCGATGGTGTATCTCGCAATAAGGAATCAGAGGCCAGTTGTCGGCATCATCGAAGAGTCGACGCGGTGATGAATGATGCTCGTGGACATTCTGGTATGGGTGTTCGCAGCCCTTGTAGGCGCAAATGTTTCGTTGACAAATGTGGCAACCGTAGCCAAAACAGTTGCGACAAGTTCTGTCTTCTACGACGGTGCAGTATTTGAGCAGCTCATGCTTACGCAATCCTTTTCCGCCGTCACGCTCGTAGCACGACAAGCATTGCCAGTCGATTGCACTGACCCAGCGTGTTGAGATTCGATAGATGAATCTTCCACGTGAGGGACTGAGGCAATGGGCGCAGAAACGAAGACGTCTATCTTCCGAATCGGAAGGCATTGGCAAGTTCCAGTATGGCATTCCATTTTCATCACAAATCGGCATACCTCGTTCATTGCAGCCGTGTGTTTCCCAGAAACGAACACCCTCAAACTCTCGGTAATCAAATCCTTCAGGAAGTGCCGGTGTTCTCACTGTGTTCGTCCTCGTATCTTGTGTAGCCAACCGCTGTACTCCTGTTCGGTGCACCAGCCGCCAGGCATGTCGCACAGCAACGCCTTGTCGTTCATCGGATGGATCTGGAAGAAAGCTGGTGTGTCGACGGTGGCCGGGGCCCACAGGTCGCGTGTGTCGGTTTGGTAGCGGTACTTGACGATGAAGTAGGGCAGCCCGGCGCGTTCGGCGAGGTCCTTCAATGCCCGCGAGTTGGAGTGTTCGGGGTTGAGGTCGCCGTGGTTGTGGCGGTGTTCGATGAGGGCGACGGCTCTGGCGTTGTCGTATTCGAGGAGCAGGAAGTCGATGTCGACGGCGGGCACGTTGTAGCCCCACCGGCGGTGCTTCTGGCTGAGGATGCCGTCCCGTTTGTAGTGGCGTTCATTGGCTGTCATTGTTGTTCTCCTTGGGTGTGTCTTGTAGTTCGGGTAGGTCGAACCAGTTCGGCCAGATGTTGCCGGGGTGTTTGCCGAGCTTGATGGCGAACTTGTCCGCTTCGTATGGGTCGAGCATGGTGTTGCCCATGCGCCAGCGTTGGATGGTGGCGCGGGTGGTGCCGAGCCGTTCGGCGATGTGGTTCGCCCACGTGCCCTCCTCGAACTGCTCGAGGAGGGCGGTGGCAGGGAAGCACCACCGACGGGGTTTGCGCCGCGGCTTGCGCTTGGGCATTAGTCCCAGTCACGTGAGAGGGCTTCGGTTTCGTAGACCTCGTCACCCCACAGTTCGCGGAAGAACTCTTCCACGGTTTGGTTGGCCATCTGCGCGACCTTGGCGATCGGGACGGTGATGCGTCGGTATTCGCTGGCCGCGGTCACCGTGGTGATGTCTGCCGGGTCGATGTTGGTTTCCTCGATGAAGCACTGCATCGCCTGGTCGATCTGGCTGCCACCGGCGGCGATGATGATGTCGCCCGGTGTGTCTTCGTCGTAGTCCACCTTGGTGACGCCGAGCGCGCCGTTGGCGTGCAGGATGTAGATGTTTCGTTTCATTGTTGTTTCTCCTTGAGTAGTCGGTTGGCGAGGTTGAGTGCGAAGGCGAAGCCGAGTAGGAACATCGTCATTGCGTGTTGTCCTTGTCGGGTTCGATGTGCGGGTAGAACGGTTCGCAGTTGAGCAGTCTCCATGTCTGGATCTTGCGCTGCTTGTCCTCTCGGCGTTGTGCCGCTTTCTTCGTGGTCGGTGCCTTGAACGCGACGCGGCCTCTGGCTTGGTGGTAGTCCTGCAACGCCCACCAGACGTTGTCGAATCCTCCGTGTACCAGTGCTGCGTACAGCTTGTCGGCTAGTTGTGCTTCGCCGATGGCCTGGCGACGCAGGTCATCGAACTTCTTACGTTCCAACGGTGTCATGTTGACTCCTTGGTTTGGCACACGGCGGGTGTGCTCCGAACTCACCGGCGGGCGAGCGTCACATCAAGGTAGCAGGTCGGGCCCTGTCATGCGTGCACGTCGGCGGATTTTTTTTCAAGCATCGCCACCGGGCCGCCTGCGTGGCGTGTGCACTGCGGTGAGCCGACGCAACGGATGTGAAGGGTTATTTTATTTTCACAACGCGGGCAGCGCCACGTCACTCGTCGTCGGTCTCGTTCTCTTCCTGTATCCACGATCTGGCGATCTTCGCTTTCTGGATGTGCGACACGGCTTCGCAGAGGCCGATGGTTTCGGCTGCGGTCTGGTTGGGTGACGCCTGGACGAGGAAGGTTTGTTCGCCTGCCTCGTCCTCGACGATGGCGATGCAGATGTAGCGGATGCACCAGCCGTTGCCCTGGCTGTTGATGTATTGCTCGATGAAGTCAGTCTTCTTCGTCATCGCCACCGTCGCAGCATGGTTTGGTGGGGACGGGTTCGCAGCCGCACGGTTTGGTTGGGTCGTTGTCGCGCATGTCTTCCTCCATCCAAGGTTGGCTCAGGGCGACGTAGATGTCAATGCCGTTGTGTTCGCCGTGTGGTTCGAGTACGCCGCGGCCGACCTGTATGGCGATCCATTCATCGAGCGTGAGCTTCATCTGCGTTCGAGGCTAATCGGCGGCGACCATGACGCTTCCCAATGGCGTCCGGGCTTGAGTCCGATGCAGACGTTGCCCTCTTGGTCCAGCATGACCATGAGGTAGATGCCGCCGGTACGGTAGGCGTTCATGACGTCGGTGGCGTCGATGGAGCCGACCCAGCGTGCGTAGCCGTCGTGGTCGCCCATGACGGTGATGAACCGCGGCTCGAGGTAGCCGGTGTCGGGTGTGGTCATTGATCGTCCTCAAGGTCGGCGAGTTCGGCAAGTTTGGCTTGCTTGTGTTCGTGCACCATCGACAGGCAGCCGAGGTACCCGGCGGCGTCGACGACGGTGTCACGTTTCCAGCGGCCCCGCTCCAGGTTGGTGGACAGCCTGGCGAGTTTGACGCACACCATGAACGTGACGGCCTGCTCGACGGTCATCATCATGCCGGTCATGACGAAGAACAGTTCCTTGACCTTGTAGTAGTCGTCGAACGGATGTGAGTATTCGTCCTGGCGTGGCCCGGTAATCAGGTGGTGGGCCTCGAGCAGGATGTCCGCGCCTTCGGTCATAGTTCGACGCCTTGGGCGATGTGGAGGCGTAGTCGGCCGATCGTGGCGTCGAGCACCTCGATGTGTTTCTTGTAGGCGTCGATTTCGTGCACGGCGGCGTTGAGGCTGTCTTGCAGGTTGTCGCGGGCTTCGGTGACCGCCTCGAGCGCGGTGGAAAGCTCGGCGATGCGCAGCTGGGCCTCCTCGTTCATTTGGCGGAGCATGTCGGCGTCGTAGGTCATTTCTTGTTCCTCTTGGCTAGTTCGGTCTTGAGTGCTTTGATTGCTGCCTCCAGCCGGTCGACGTCGGCTGGGCCGACGAAGAGGCGTTGGAGGAACTCAATGGCGTCCTTCAATTCTTGCTTGGTCATGTTTTCTCTTTCTCGGGTTGCCCCGCCCCGGCTGACGCAGGGCCAGCCAGAGCAGGGTGCACCACGAAACCGTGAAACCGCAGAGCGCGAGAATCACGGTGTCGTCGGTCATCAGTTTCCTTGCCGGTGCTCGGAGTAGTAGTCGGAATCAAACATGCCGACGAACCGCTCCGATACGCCGATGATCAGCATCATGGCGACTGGTATCGCCAGGATGATGGTCAGCGCGACGCAGCAACCGGTCACCACATCTCCGACGATGCGTCGTTCTTCGGTGCTTCGACCTTTGCGGCGTAGAGCTTCGGTGCGTTGAACGCGGCCGACTTCTTCTCTCCGTCACCGGTGTACTTCACCGACAGCGTGGAGCCGACGAGCGTCTTGACGCCCGCCTTCTCCGCCGCCTCACGGATCGCCTTGACCATCTGGCCGCGCACCCACAGGTTCGCCGCCCCGGTCGGCTGCTCGAGGGTGAAGACGAACACGTAGCGAGGGTCGCCGTTGTCGTAGGTCTTCGGGTTGCCTGCCGGGTCGCGGTCGGGCAGTTTGGTCACCTCGGTGACGACGCCCGTGTGGACGTCACCAACCTTGGCGAACTTGAGTGCGGGCAGTTTGGGGCCGCCCGCGGTGGATTCCATGAACTCATCGGACATGTTTGTGCTCCTTGATGATGTAGTGGTTGCTTACTGGGATGTATTCCAGCTCGACCCGGTCGGCGTAGATGTCTTGGAACGTCGACCAAACGCGTTCGGCGTCGATCCAAGACAGGTCCGCCAGGGCGAGCCCTGCACTCTGGTATTCGGTTCCGGTGCGAAGTGTGCAGATGCTTCTCACCAGATCTTTGTCGATGTGCCCTTCCTGTTCGGCTATCTCGAGCAGGATGCGGGCAATGCCGACGCGGCGTTCGGTCGGAGGGTTCATGCTGATCGCACCGAACGCCTCGTCGGAGATTTCACGTATCATCGCCTGGCATTCGGGGTTGATGAGCTTGAAGCGTTGCTTCAGCACATCGACGTACTGCTGTTGGACTAGGCCACCTTCGAGACGGCTCATTTCTTCACCTTCTTCTTCACGGCTGACTTCTTCTTGATCGGCAGCGGGTCGGCGTCGGGGATGAACGGGGCGGAGAACTCGGTCTCCAGTTGGTCGATGCGCACCAGCAGGATGTCGAGCTCCATCTCGTCGAGGTCTGGCAGCTTCTTGCCGGGTGCGGGCCAATGCCGCTTGAGGAGTTCTTGCGCGGCGGGTGGCAGACCGTGGATGCGTTTCAACGCGTCTTCGCGGGCGATGTCCGCAGAGGCGGCGACCTCAGTCGTGGGCGGAACCTTGTCGTTGGCCGCCGCCTCCGCGTGCACCTTGATGTGCAGGTCTTTGCGTTTCCGCCAGGCGCGCACGTCCATCGCCATCAGCGCAGCCTCCCACCCGGCGACGAGGTCGAGTTCGTAGAGGTCGAACTTCGCCTGCCCTGCTGGCAGGTGGATGATGACGCCGCGGGTCTTGTCGAGCTCGGGCATCGGGTGGCGTTCCTTGGTGCGCCAGTCGTAGACGTATTCGGCGTTCGCGTACATCGCCATCTGGACGGCGATGGCGTTGATTGCGTACTCGATGTTGCCGGTCTTCAGGTCGAAGATTTGTTTCCGTTTGCGGGAACGGAAGCGGGCGATGCGGTCGGCGGTACCGGCGTACTCGTACTTCTCGTTCACCAAGAGCACTTCGACGAGGCGCGGGTCGATGATGACGCCGTGTCGGGTGATGCCTGCGGTGTACGCGTCGACGTCGCCTTGCAGACCGGGGAGGATTGCGGGTTTCTGGCCGAGGTCGATCGCCTGGGTGAGTTGGTGCAGGGCGGTGCCGATGTTCGCTTTGCTTGATGCACCGGCCGCTTCGATTGCCTGCTGGACGATGCGGTCGAGCGACTGCTTGTCGTCGAGGCATGTGGATGCGGCGACGAGAAGGTCGTTGCGATGCACGAGACCTGTCGCGGTCATGCGACCCTTCCACGCGGTGAGCGCGCCTTCGTCGTCGAGGCATTTGGCGATCGTGGTGACGCGGGTGAACGACGTTTGTTTGCCGTTCGTCGTCGTGATGAGGTAGCGACCCCATCGGTCTTTGGGTGCTTCGGCGGTCGTGAACTCGTCGGCGGTTGTCATGTGGCGTGGTCCTATTTATTGGAGTTGATGATTTGGCGGATTGTTTCAATACGGTCAGGAGCTGCTCGCCACGGCTTCTTGGTTTTACCGGTTCCCTCGAATGGGATTGGTGGCATTGTTGTGCCGTTGACGATTGCGAGAGCTGATGCGAGACAGAACTGACTTCGTTTGCAGAATCGTTTGTGTCCATGCAATCGTTTATCCCAATCGAAGACGGCGGCGAGACCGCGATGGTTGGTAAATGAATGAAACACTTGCTTGGTGTTCATGTGGCTGGCGGGCCTTTCCTTGTTGTGGGCTTACTGGGATTTCGGGATTGAACTGTACCTTAGCGGGACGGTGTAGGTCGGTCAAGCATAGCGAGCAGTTCGGCCCACACCTTGGCTGGCATCACCGCGTACCATTCGTCGACGTCCTGGCTGCCGCGACGTTTGATGATGACGGTGCCGGTGAACGCCCTGGCGTTGCCCATCTCGTTCGCGAGCTCCTTCATGTAGCCCGCCAAGTCGATCTTCTTCTCGGCTTTCACCTCGATGCAGACGCCTGGCATGCCGTCGATGTCGCCGCGGTCGTCGGCCCAACCGGCGCGGCTACGTTCGGCGTTCGACCAACCGTACTTCCGTAGCCATTTCGCTACCAGAAGTTCGGCGGCGTTGCCTTTGCGTTTATTGGGATGCGCCATGGAACTTGAGCCTACGACGCCTGCGCGTCTCTTTCCTTCGTTCGGCGGTCGTCATCCCGCCCCAGATGCCGAGCTCCTCGTTGGCGATGGCATGCTCGAGGCATTCGACGCGCACCGGGCAACGGTAGCAGTACGACTTCGCCTCGATGACGAGACGCTTCACGCCTTCCTCGAAGAACACGTCGCCCGCGACACCCTGGCAGATTGCGTGCTTGAACCAGTTCGGTTTGCGTGGGACGAACGCGTTGTCCTCGTTGTTCCAGTTAGCGATGGGTTCTTGCGTCACGACGCTTCAACACTTTCTTCAAGCGTTCGGCGTCACGTTCACGCAACTGTTGCGCGGAGAACCTGACGTACTGGACGAAGCAGACGACGAGCACGGTGGCGAACACGGCGAGTTCCCACGTCTCGGACTTCGTGCCCGGTTCCTCCGGGCCCGTCCACCACAATCCGATCCAGCAGCCGACGAACAACGTCAGCAGCACCATCTTCTCTCTCGGTTTCATTGTCCCTCCTTTGGGTCATCCTCGACCTTAGGGCATCATGGCGTAAGGGTGGTGGATGCTTTCTTCCACGTGGTCCATTGTTCCCATCCGCCGTACTGCCAGATGGCGAACGCGGCCCGGGCGGCGGTCTCGGGGTCGAGCAGGTCCTCGCAGGTTTCCACTATTCGCATGGCTTGCAGATAGCCGTCTGGCCACCACCGGTTCGGTCGGCACCACGACTTCGTGTGGATCTGGAACGCCGACCACGAGGTCTGGTTGTCGCCGCGGACGTGGTTGAGGCAACGTGACTCGAACCAGGTCACCGCGCCGACCATGTCGAGTTCTTCTGCGGGCCAGCCGACGTCGCGGGCGACATCGACCCAACCTGGGCAGGATTGGCCTTCGGCGACCTCCAGAGGCCGTCTGGGCGGTGCCGGTGGCTGGAGGGTGGTGGTGGTGGTTTGCGGCGCTCTGGAGGGCTCTGGAAGCGTCTGCGGGGCTTCTACGGCTTGGGCTGGCATGAGCCCGAGGAGGGTGGCGACCGCCAGTATCAGGGCCGCTGTGATGGTTCTCATGATGTCTCCGTTCTCGGGTAATACCGCACCAGCCAAGGAGGGAAAACTGGTGCGGGGAGGTCGACTCGTGACGCCCGCCGAGGCCGAGGACGCTCCGTCCGCAAGCCTAGTGGACGCCTCCTTTGGAGTCCAAGGAAAACCCTAGCGGAAGTCGGGGCGGCCGATCAGCTTCATTCCGACGACCATCTTGACCGGGATGTGGCAGACCGAGTCGACCTCGTTGGTGCCTTCGATGCGGGACTGGTAGAGGGTGACGTGGTCCGGGTTGCCGCCCTCCTGGGTGGGGATGAGCCAGCCGACGCTGTGGACGACGCACGGGTCTTGTTGGAGTTCGCCGATGGTTTGCCAGCCTGGGTGGTCCGAGTGGGTGTCGTGCCAGGTGACGATTGCGAGCGTACCGAACTCTTCTAGTCGAGCCATACGACGTACTCCCCGGTGACGCGACCCTTCTCAGGGTCGATGAAATGTAAGCGTTGGGATGGTCTTGATTGAGCTGCGAGGTGCTCGGCCGCATAGGCATTTGAGCTCTCTGGGCTGCCTGTTATGAATACGCGGTTGCCGTTGCCGATGGTTGCGGAAGTTGGGTTGTGCCAGTGGCCCATGTAGCAGTCGTCGAACGGCGGCACGACGCCCGCAGCCCACGCCGAGACGCGGCGCACGATGGCAAAGAGCGGCAGACCCGAGTAGGTGCGGACTTCGTCGCCGTGTACGAGCAGCACCTTGTAGTTGCCGATCGCGAAGTTCTGGTACCAGTTGTCCGATTGTTGCCAGGTGACGTGGGCGATGTCCTTGGTCCTGTCCTGGACGATTCGGTACGCCATCCGGTCGATGTTGTCGCCCTTTGGCATCGTGCCGTACTTGCCGATGCGGCCGTGATTGCCGAACTCGCACACCACCCGCACCGACTCGAACTCCGATGCCAGGGTGCGCACCAGCTTCTCGATGATGCGGGCACACTCGAACAGCTGTTCGAACAGGTGCGCCTCAATCTCGTAGACCTGGGATTCGTAGATGCCGAGTCCCTCGACCATGTCGCCACCCAACATCAGCACCGCCTCCTTCACCGGGTGGTCGGCGCGTTGGATGCCGGTGATCTCGATGACCTTTTCGGCGAACAGGTCGATGCGTTTCGCCAACGTCTCGATGCCGTACGTGACGGTCTTCTTCCCGAGCTGCCAGTCGGTGGCGTGAATCAACGCAACTTCGGCCTTGCGGCGTCGCTTGTCCAGGGCAGGCCGCTTGACAGCGAGTCCTCGCCCAGACGCCTTAGCTGCCTCATAGGCGGCCGTGTAGACCGCGTTGACGATGTCGTCGGTGCGGCGCTTGTTCGCGGCCGCTTCGAGCTGCGCCTTCTTGAGCAGCCTCTGGAGTTCGTCGATCTCACGGAGGTGCTCGTAGGCGCTCACTGTTTCTCGGCCTTGATGAGGTCGGTGCGCACACGCGCCACCGCCGAATGCGACACCGAGAACCCGGTCGATTTCACGACACGCAGAATCACCGACGTCGAAATCGTCGGGTCGAGGCACGCCTTCTGGAAGTCCTTCCACCGCTCCTTGCCGAGGTGCTTCTCAAGCCTTTCCTCGGTTCGTGCGACGTTAGGACGCTTTGCGGCCTCCAACTTTATTGCGTCGAACAACTCTCCCATTCCCTGTCTCCTTTATGTGCCACTCGAGGTGTGAATCCACCTTACCTTCGACTCGGTCGACCGTGTTGGATACCCGGTTGAGGGCGTCCATGACCGAGGCGTGGTCCCTGTGGTTCTCCTTGCGGAACGAGTGTATGACGGCGACGATGACCGCCCCGACGGCGGTGGTGGCTGCGACGAGGATGGGGACGTATGGTTCCATTAGAGGGCCTGTTTGGCTTTCAGTTTGTCGAATCTGGTCTTGTATCCAGCCGGGTCGTCCGCCAGCATTGGGGCGATTTCCAGGTGGAACCAGTCGCCGCCGGGTGCGCCGGAGACGGTTGGTCGTTCATAAGTCTGCCACGCTTGCCGGTCGCAACGCCACCCGCGACCGTGCGGTTGCGTGAAGTAGTCGATCACCATTTCGATGCGCAGAAAGTTCGCATGCTCGACGAGAAAGTCGATGGTTTGCAACGCCTGCTTGCGGCCGTTCGGAATCCCTTTGTCGCCGAGATGACGCCACGACAAATCCATCGCACGCCCCGTCGCATGGACGGAGAGGGTGGTCTTGCCTTTCATGTTGCGCACGACCCACGTGCCGTTGTTCCACAGCGCTCCAGCGGAGAGCTCGCACACTTCGCGGACGAACTGTTCCGTCCCTGCGCGTTTCGCTTGCGCTGGGCCGTCGCTCGTCCCGGTGTATTTACGCGGCTTCACTGCCGCGCCCGAACGACGGATCCTTCGGGTTCAACCAGCGCAGCACCGGCGGGATGAGTGCCGCGACCGCAGCCTTGGCGAGGTCTTCTGGCGAGTAGTTGCCGGTCGCGACGACTGCCGCGACGGCGCCGAGGGCGCTGCGGGCGTAAGAGAGGAGCATCTGTTTGTGTTGGTCGGTGAGGTTCATGCTGGTTCTCCGTTGGTCGGACTGCTGAACTTTTCGCCATCGAATAGGTCGCCGATGCCTGCGTACCTGCCGCGGTCTTGACCTTCGATAGGGTTGCCGTTGTACGACGTTTGCACCCATTCACCGTCAAGGCCGAGTGATGCGATGAACGCTTGACCGGCTGCCTCGGTTGGTGCGTCGTCGTTGCTGACGACGATGACCTCACGGACTCTGCCGTTTTCGATGCGTGCGAAATGTGCCATTAGTCGATCCTGAACGTGCCTGTTGAATCGTAGGCGTAGTAGGTGTAAGAACCGTCAGTGCCTGTCGTCGGTGAACCTGTCGTCGTCACCGTGAACTTGCTGATGTTTGCGGTGAGTGCACGAAGCACGACACGACCTGAGCCGCCGTTGCCGCCAGTCGATGCCGTGCCAGGCCCTGTGCCACCGCCACCGCCGCCACGATTGGCGGTGCCGTTCGAGCCGTTAGCCGCACCTGAAGCACCGTTGCCGCCGTTAGTGCCTGCCGTGCCACCTGTCGTAGTCCCGCCACCGCCTCCGCCGCCTGAGTACGAAATCGTCGAGCCTGTGTAGTTATTCGTGGACGCCGCACCGCCAGCACCGCCCGTTGCCGAAGATCCGTTCGAGCCGTTGCCACCCGCACCGCCACCGCCGCCCGCACCGCTTGCAACCGATGTGACCCCACCAGAGTTGCCCTCGCCCGAAATGCCTGCAGGTGTTTGACTGGAAGAACCTGCGGAACCACCAGCCGAAGCACCGTTCTGACCGATGAACGCAGAAGCACGAGAGCCGCCACCACCGCCGCCATTCGCAGAACGAATGAACGATGACGCAGTACCATTCCGACCATTTCCCGAAACACCGTCGGCGTTCACGAAAGAGCCAGCACCGCCCGCACCGACAGTAACCGTGTAGGTGTTGCCTTTGGCGATTAGGTCTGTCGCCGTTCTAAAACCGCCAGCACCGCCGCCCGCACTTGCATTACCAGCGCCAACATCGCTAGCACCGCCACCGCCGCCGCCACCGACCAGCAAGTATTCGACGCTTAGAGTGCTGGTTGAGCCACCGCGAAAAAAGATGGAGCTTGACGCGCTGGTGAAATAAACGACTCCGCCCTCCCACTGCGCCAATGTCGGTGCCGTACCGGCCGAAGAGTTCAACGTCATCCCCGTACCGGCAACCAGGCTGACCGTGCCCGAACCGATCGAGTGAACCCAGAGTGCGTCACCGGCGTTGAACACGTTGTTCGGCACGGTGACGGTCCCGGCGGAACCCATGTTCATCACTTCGCGTGTGCCCTTGTCGGCTGCGACCAGCGTGTAGTTCGCGGTCTGGGTGGAGACCGACAGATTGAAGTCGTTGGTCTGCAGGTCGTTCATCTGGGCGGCGGTGAGTGTCTGACCGCTGGTGAAGGTTTGCTTGGCCATACGTCGACTTATCCTAGCCCAACGTCGACATCGTCGAGAGCGGATGTGTCGAGGATGAACGCGGTCAGGAGTTGCGCCTGGCCGAGGCCGAGGGTGACGGTGTGGGTGTTGGGTGTGATGTTGTGGGTGATCTGCTCGACGTACATGGTGCGCTGCACGGTGGTCGGTGAGCCGACGGTGAAGCTCTTGGTCACCGACACGAGGTCGCCTATCTCAAGGGTGGAGACGGCTTGGGCGTTCGCCGCCGACAGGCCGTTGAGGACGAGGTTGATTTCGTTGAAGCGGAACACCGGGTCTTTGTACTTGTCGCGCAGGTTCTGCGCCAGCGTGGTGCCAGCGGCGAGGGTGTCGAGTGGTACGTCGTTCAGGCTCAGGGTTTGGATGCCGAATTCGGATTGTGATGTGGAGTCGGCTGCGGTCGCCAGGGCGAGACCTTCGACGCCGATCTGGATGTTGTTGTAGAGGGTTTCGACTCCGTAGCCGACAGAGAGTCCTTGGTATGGGATGGCGGTTCCGCCTGCGTCTCCGAAACTCAAGATTGCGGTCCCGAACGTGAAATCTATGGTCGGTTGGAACGTTGCGGTGCCGCCGCGTGAGATGAAGAAACGTCCATCCTCGGCGATGACGACCGCGTCGATCGCGGATTTGACGTTGTCGTTGTCGTCGTAGGCGACGGTTCCGCACGTGAAGTTGCCGGTGGTGATGCTGCGGGTCGCGGTCGAGTAGCCGACCTCGGGCCGGTCAAGGATCGCCGCGACCCGGGCGGATGTCAACTGGCTTGATGGGTTGAAGGCTTTGAGATTGGTGCGGCCGAGTTGGGCGAGGTCGTCGACGAGGCTGACGATGGCTCGGGAAATCTTCGGCTGCTCGTAGTCGATGTCGAGGTCTCGGACACGGCCGACGAACAGCGGTTCGTCGCCTGCGGTGCCGCCGTAGATTTGGGCGTACCGCATCGGGGCGATGCCGTACCCGGACTCGACGTAGGGTGACGCGGTGTTGGACGGATCGAACGCACGGCTCGATGCCTGGTCGTCGAGGATGATGGTGGCGACACCGATCGGCATGGAGGCGAGCTGGTCGGGGCGACCGCGACGGATGCTCACCGACAGCACGTACTCGGTGACGTCCGCGAAGTCGACGGTGCCGTCAAGGATGTTCGGCCCGTCGAGCTGTGAGGAGTCGAGTTGGAACTCGTTCTGCAGCAGCCCGGTGTCGAGCAGCACCTTGTACGTTTGGCCCCAGATGGCGGTCTTTGCCATCGTCTAGACCGCCGTGTAGTAGCGCTGGTCGCCGCCGCCGAGATGGTACGCACGCAGATAGTCGGCAATCTCCTGCCCGACCTGCTGCGGGTTCACCACGCTGGACTGCACCACGATCTCCACCTTGTCCGGCAACTGAACCTGACTCGGGTCGAACGGTCTTGAATCTGGCGGAGGTGGTACAACAGGAATCAAACCAGGTGCGCCGACGCTGGCGGCAATCTTCGGGAAGTTTTCGGCCACCGCGGCAAGTTCCTCGAGCTTGTCCTTGTAGTCATCAAGTGCCCTCGTCTGATCCTCCAAAGCGTCCGTGTACGCTTCCGACGCCGCCTTTTGACGCTTCTGCAGTTCGACGACCGCAGCTTGGAGCGGAATCAGTTCGACGTCACCCTCACGCAAACCTTCCGTCGTGATACGCAACTGGCGTCGAGCCTCATTGAGTCTGTTGGTGCTCTCGAACTGGAAATCCTCGGCGTCGGCGACCGCAAACTTCGCCTCAGCCAATTCAATCTCTGCGGCGCGAATGGTCTCCGGTTTGGCTTCGGGGTCTTTGCGTAGTTCCGCCAACCTGCGTTCCGCTTCCGCGACCGCGAACACCGCCTTTTCCTGACCGAACTTGGCTCGTTCCAATCCTCGTTCGGCGGCCGCCACGGCACGCTGGGCGTCTGCAATCTCCGCCGGTGAACCAGCCTGCTGCGCCTTCAGTAATGCAGCCTGCGCATCCGCAACCGCCTTATCGGCTTCGGCAACCGACTGCGATGCCTGGCCGACACGCTTCTGTGCGTCACCGTATGCCCTGGAAGCCGATTGCGCAGACTTCAACACCTGCGTGTATTCCTTCAACTTGTCGGCTGCGGTTTTCGTTTTTTCTGCCGCACCAGATCCGACGGAAATCGACTTCCGCACTGATTCGTTGTACTTGTCGAGCGCGCCCTGCGATGTAAGACGGGCACGGTTCTCTGCCTGAATGCTGGAAACGAAACGTTGCAACGCACCATTGGTTTTCTCGAGCTTGATTCGGACGCCGTCAACCTCGCCGCCAGCCTTCTTCGCGGATAGTTCCAGGCGACCCATCGCTATCGGGGCGATCCTGTCGATGGTCCCGATGTCGATGCCAATCTTGCGCAACGGCGACGTGATGGCGTTCAGGGCGTCGATGACGTAGTTCACCGCGATGATGAAGTTGTTGGTGAATTGTTCCCAGATTGTGATCATGAAGTTGACCATCGTCTTGAATGCGTTCGAGACGCTTCCGGTCTTGGCGATCAACGTGATGAACGCGCCAACCAGGAGGCCGATGAGGACGATGATTGCGCCGATACCGGTGGCGGTCAACGTTGAAGCGAACACGACGTTGGCTGCGGCCGCAAGTTTCATCACGACCGTGTATGCGCCGAACGCCGCCGCCGCAAGTGTTATGAGACCGGTGATGGTCCCGATGGCGGTGCCGAGGAAGATAATCAGCCCGGTGTTGTTCTCGATGAAGGTCGCCACGTTGCCCAACACACCGATGAGTGTTTCGATGATCGGCAGGAATGCGGTTCCGATGGACTCGACAATCTCGTCGAACCGGTTGCGCAGGATGGTCATCTGTCCGCCGAGCGTTCCCGCTGCGGCTTCCGCTGCGCCACCGAAGTTGGCTTGCAGTTCGCGCAACACCTGGTCAAACGACTGGCCTTCCTTGATGTTGTCTCGAAGGGTCGGGCTCAACGCCTGCAACGCCTTCATGTTGCCATTTGCGGCTCTGGCCAACGCTTCGCTGGTCTGCTGAAGGTCGGTTCCTGTTGCTACGGAGATGTCTTGGGCGACGGTGAGCAGGTCTTGCGCTCGAGTCAGGTCACCAGTGGCGACGACGAGTGACGACAACGCGGGGCGGAGTTGGCTGTCGGAGAATGTGGTCGTCTTAGCGAGGTTGGCGATGAACTTCTCCGTTGAGGCCACCGCCTCGTCGGTTGCGCCGACGACCTTCTGCAACGTCTGGGCGAGGCGTTCCTGTTCGGCTTGGTCCTCGATGGCGGCTTGCGTCGCCTTGGTGGCGAATGCCGTCAACCCGGCAAACGCCGCAGCCGATGCAGCCGTGACCGCCGCAATACTTGGAACGATTTTCTTGATGTCGGCATCTGCACCGCCAAAGATGCCTCTGGCTTTGTCGCCTACCTCGTTGAACCCTTTGAGCAGGTCCTTCGGGTCCGCCATCAGGCGGACGATGAAGTCACGAACCACGGCCATGACTGCCGATTCTACTCAGTCCAAATTGAGCGTCTTTCGCAGTTCTGCGAACTCCTTACGCAACGACAACGCAATCTGCTGCTTGGTCATGCCGTTGAATCGTGACAAGTCCTGCGGTTCGTTCCACCACGCTTCGTCTTGCCAGTAGTGCTTCTTCTTCGATTCGTAGGTACGAGGATTCGGATACCGCTTGGCAGGCACGAAGCACGTCTCGGGCAGATCGGGGTCGAGGAACGCACCATGCTGGAGCTTGAACCCCGGCTCGATGCCTGGGCGATGCTGCGGACGGTAGAACAGGCGTGCAGGGTCCTTGGTCTGCGGGTCGCCGACGACGTTGATTCGCTCGAGCAGCTGCACCCAAACGTCGCTCCAGATGTGCCCCGGTACGGGTTTGGCGAGCGGCAATACCAAGTGCCAGTGTTCGTTGCCTGGTTCGTGCGACCAGGTGGTGTAGGCGAGGTACTCGAGCCCGTCGAGCTTGGCGTAGTCGAACGATTCGCCGTCCATGTCGACGACGAGACACGTCACGTTCTTGACGTTGCGATTGCCTCTCGTGGTGAGATGGTAGTACTCGACCGGCGACCACAGTTCACGCTTCGTCTTGTCGGCGTTCTGCACGCTGTTGGTGAGCAGCGCCTCGAGGCCGAGCCACGAGATGGCGAACGGCTTCGGCTTGATCGTCTTGATGTCGTCGAACTTCACTGCCTTGATGTCAGTAGGCATGGCGGGCCTCCTGGGTTCACCCTAGCGTCAGCCGGCACCCGCCGCAAGCTTCTTCAATACGAGATCAATCTTCTCCGAATACTCCTTGGCGATGAAGGATTTATTGTCCCTGACGGCCTGCCAGAAGAAGTAGCCCTGACGGCCGCGATGACGCAAGAACTGCATCGTCGTCGGGCGTCGCCGACCTCCGAACTCGGCACCGAAGAAAACGTCAGCAGCCGTCACCTTGGTCTTGCGTTTGCGGTTGGGACGTGATGCCGAAACGAAAGGCTGCTTGGCATCGAGCTTGATGGTCGGGATTCGGTCGCGTCTCGCCCGCAACTTATTTACCACAGCCTGAGCCTGAGACAAACCAGACGATCCGCGAACGCTCGGACCATGTTTCGGTTGCCCGGCAGCGTTCACTTTGGCGCGGTCGACCACCACCTGTGCGACTTCTTCGGCGGCGATTCGCATCTCCCTGTTGAAGTCGGGGTACGCCTGGGATGCCAGACGCAGGAACTGAAACAACTCGGGTGCCCCGATGCTTACCGCACCGGCACGACCTACCGCTTCAACGTCGGGCATGTCACCGATTGTAGGGCGTGTTCGGATTCATCTTCACGGCACGCCAACGCAGATACGCCACCATCGTCCAGAGCATTCGCGGTGATTCAGTCAGCAACACCGACGGCGCGATGCCGGTCTCGACCGCCAGATAGGCGATCAGCCAGTGGGCTGACTGCTCTCCAAAGGGACAATCTTGTCCTCGCCTTCACCGGCCGAAATCTCCTCGACCGTGTCGAGCCATGCGTCAAAGTCGAGTGCGGTGACCTTGTTGCGTTTCTCGCAGTGCCACGCCAACCAGGCGAGGTCGCGGACCTTCATCTCTGCTTCGACTTTGGCCATCGACTTGTCGTGCACTTCTTCGTATTTGACGAAGTCGGCGAACGCTACGACTGCGAGTCGTTTCTTCCCGTCTGTGCCATGAACGGTCAAACCAAGTTTCATGTTCCGTCTCCTTGTGTTGTTTGGTTAGGTCAGCTGACGGCTTTGGTGATCGCGCCCGAGATGGGGAACGTCACGTCGGCGGTGGCGAGTTCGCCGACCGCACCGTTGACCGGGGTCCATTCGGTGACGAGCACCGAGAACGTGTAGGACGGGTTGGTCGCCGTGGCGGCACCGGTGCCGTTCGGGCGGATGATGCAGGTGACCGCGGTCGAGNNACGTCACCGAGTTGTCGATGAGGCCCGAGACACGGGTCTGGGCGGTCGAACCGAATGCGGTCGTGGACACTTCGGCAGCGGTCGTGGACAGCGTCACCGACGCGACGTTCGACGAGATGTCGGTGCCATTGAAGTTGATGTTCGCGTTGGTGAGAACCAGCTTTGCCATGATTACTTGTCTCCTGCCTTATCGGCCTTCGAGGGTTTCTTGGATTCTTCGACGGGCATGAGTATCCCGGCTTCGACCAACAACTCTACATTGTCGATTCCGTTGCCGTCCACAAATCCGCCCGGCTCAACACCGGTCACCGGGAACGGTCCAGATACGAGCCATTTCGCCATGTTCTAAGCGTACACCGTGACCTTGAAATCGACCGCCAGATACAGGGTGTCGTTGGCGTCGATGTTCGTGAGATTCTCCGCATTGGTGACGATGAGGTCGTCGCACACGCCGCCGAGGGTGCGGTCGGCTTCGATGGCGGCACGCAACGACTGCGTCCCGCTGAACGACATGTACTGATCCAACGCATCCTGCGCTGTCCGTTCGACGGAACGGTTGACGATGAGTGTGATGGTGAAGTTCATGACCACGCCACCGGAGCCCATGCCGGTCTGGTGGTAGGTGATGGTGTCGAGCGTGGGGAATGCGAACGGCGGGTTCACCTGGTCGGGCTGGTAGTCGAAGGCACGCAAACCCGAGATGGTTTCGATACGGGTCTTCAGGCCGTCCTTGACCTGGCTGATCGTGGCTGGCATCAGGCGAACATCCGCATGCGTCGATACGGCTCGACGAGCTGAGCCATGTCAGGGTCGAGGAATCGAGACACACGGATCGCACCGAGGTCGCCGAACCCGGCTACGCCGAGCGGCGAGTCGTACCGCTTGAAGATGCGCGACGCCTGGATGATGCACGCCTGGATGACCGGGTCAGGTACCGCAGCCCAACCCCAGCGTGCGGTCACCTGCACCAACGCCTGGTCACCGTAGTTGGCGTTCACCGTCGGGAACAGGTAGTCGCCGATGGCGCGCAGCTTGTTGTATGACCAGGTGAGTCCGTCGAGCACACCGTTCAACGGTTCGAGTTGCACGTCGGTGGATGCCCAGGTCGTGTCGAACACGCCGTCGGCGAACGACGACGTCTGAAGGATGAATCCGGTCGTGGTGTAAAAGTCGTCGACGTCGCACACGTACTCGGTGTTGGCTTGGAACACCCTCGGTGTGGCCGATGTGGCCGCCCAGAACTGTCGGTTGCAGTACCCGTCGATCAGCCTGGAGGCCGCCCCGCGGCAGTTGTCGATGAGGACGTCGTCGGCGGTGTCGGCGGTGCCGATTCGTAGGGCCGCCTTGACCTCGTTGCGGGTCGCATAAGAGTTGCTGTTGTCGGGCATGCAGCCCCAATCCTACTCTGGTACGCCTTTGCGTATCAGCCCTTCACGCAGACGCCGCTTGAAATCCTGCGCCTGCTGCTCACCGGCACGATTCGCAGGCCACGACGTCGAACCATGCCAACGATGCCAGATCACCCGGATGCGCGGGTCGAAGTCGGCGGTCAACCCGAAGTACGACCACTCCGACCACTGCACCTCGTCGGCGTAGATGTAATCACGCACCGGCACCTCACGCAGCGACGACAGACGGAACACGACGCCGCCGTTCTGAGGATTGTTCGGCAACTGCCACGTGTTGCGGAACGCATCCGGCCCAGACCACTGCGCCACCCAGTTCGCCTCACCCGCCTGCCGACACGGGAAGAACACCGCGTCCGCATCCGACTCGATCGGCACGAACGCATCCTGCGTGTACTCATCATCCAACCCCGAAAACACCCACCAGTCGCACAGACAATGCTCCGCGAAATCGTTCATCATCATGAAACCCCGATTCGGCACCACGACCAGCTGCACCCAACTCGGCACATCCCATTCACGGTCCGACACCAACAACACCTGGTCGGGTTTCGGATACGCCCGCTCGATGGATGCCAACCAGCGTGCACCGAACGTCGGAAAGTACACGTCACCGAACGAGATGGTGCCTGCCGCCATCAATCCCACGACTGCAGCAACCTTCGGTCCAACTCCCAATCCCGCAGCTCTTCCCAGGGCCGCTCCTGTCGATCATTGAATCGGTGCAGGTTTGATTGGAACGTCACCGTGTTCTTCTCACGGAACTTCTCGTTCGATGCCAACGTGCTCGAGTTTCGGTGATTCACCGCGGCCGTAGACAACAAGACGTTGATGTTGGCGCGCCTGGCACGGCTCTCAAAGTCAGTATCCTCAAAATACGCAGGATGGAAACCTTCGTGAAAGAGCCCGATGGTCTGCACGACTTGGCTGCCGATCCACACGCATGACCAGTTTGGTTTGCCGCCGAGCACGATGTTGGCTTTAGTTGCCGGGGCGTAGAATGCCGCCGTGCCACCCTCACCGAACTGCACGTCATGATTCACCAGCATCCACCCGGCAGAGAACGGTGTCGCCTTGATACCGAGATTCCATGACGCAGCCACACCAAGGTTTGACGGCATCCGCCACACGAACACCTCCTGCGCCTTGTGCGTCTTGGGCATCCAATCCGAGTTGCCGTTATCAATGCAGATGAGTTTGCCGATGCGGCCCTCGAAGGAGAGCAGCATCGCATCCACACGCCAATGCTCCGTGAGAACTGGCACAATCAGGACTGGGACGACCGGCACCATGCCGCAATCTCCTTCAATGCTGGCTTCCAATACTTCTCATAGACGAGGTCCGCGTCGTATTGCTTGGCGAACGTGACCGCCTGCTGAGACACGCCACGATTGTTCTTCGCCTCGTTCAACGCGTTCATGATGCTCGGCACGTTCGGCGTGATGAACCACGACAACTGCGCCGCATCCCAGAACGGCTGACCCTCAACCAGCCAGCCGTCACCCAACAACTCGGGTTGGGCGGTGAAGTTCGAGACGATGACCCGCGTCCCGCACGCCTGCGCCTCGATGACGGGCACACCGAACCCTTCACCCATACTGGTAGCCAGCAGCACGTCTGCGCCGCTGTACAGGGCCGCCAGAGCGTTCTGAGGGTATCCCATGCGGTACATGTAAGGGTCCGCAAACTTCACTCGATCAGGCTCGACACCGCACGCCCTCAGCAGCACCGTCAGGTTGATGCCGCCCATCGCCGGGGTTTCGTCGGTGTGCATGTAGAGCACCGCATCGGGGTTCTTCTGCGCAAACATTCCGAACGCCATCAGGTTCTCGGCGAACGCCTTGCGCGGCGGATGCACACCCTTGTTCGCGGCCGTCATCATCACCACGAAACGGTCGTCCTCCCAACCCATCAACTGTCGACCCGTCATCTTCTTGCCGCCGTTGTCGACGATGTGCGGCGTCGGCTTGAACACCGGCTCGATTGCGTGCGGAACGTAGACGCTACGAATCCCGACCTGCTCCAGCATCCTCTGCCCGAACTGCGACATAGCAATCGGGAACACGTTCGGCTTCTTGCACCAGTTGACCACATCGGGCGGGCACGGCGCATGGTCGATCGGAACCCACGATGCGATGTTCGGAATCTTCTCGAGGTTCGGAGCCTTCAACACCCACACGTCGAACAGGGTGATGAGCAGTTTTATCAGGTCCGTCGACTGCGTCCACTCTTGCCAGTGCGCGGCGATGATGTCGTCGGAGTAGTTGTTGAGTCCCGCCGGGTAGATCTTGATTCCGTTCCAGTTCGACGACGCGCCGTGGAGCCCGTAGTTCGAGTGGATTGCGATTTCGTGCCCGTCTTTGATGAGCCTTTGGACCGCTTGCTGCGTTTGTTGTCCGTAGCCGGTTCCTGCCCACGGGGCGTTCGAGTACCAGAGGGCTCTGATGCGGTCCGCGGGTCGAACACGGACTCCTCCAACTCGTGCGCCACGCCCAGCTGCAAGAGCAGGATCGCCGTCGGTTCCGGCAAATCCATCGGTACGCCCTTGACGACGATTCTCATCCACTTGTTCCTCCTTGACAGGTGCACCCACCTTAGCCGATAACGAATCAAGCGGCCCGGCACCACCCTGCGTGTGGGTGCCGGACCGCTCGAATCTGCGTCCCCATCAAGGGACTTCTTCAGACGTGAATCAGGTGTTCGCGCCGATGAAGTACTTGATGTGGCTCGTTTGCGGCAGGTTGCCGTCCACGCGCATCGTGGCGCGGAACGTGACGAGGTCCGCATTGAATGCGTAGTCGTCGCTGCGGTCGAGACGCAGGCCACCGGCCATGCGCACGTAGTAGCTGGGGAGGTGGCCGAAGAGGACCGACTTGGCGGCAGTTGCCTGCGAAGCCATGCCCGGGTTCTCGAACACCGGGAAGTTCAACAGCTGGTCGTTGCCATCTGCCAGCGCGGGGCTGAAGATGTAGAAGCCAGCGGTGTCCTTCAACTTGCGGACCGCACCGAGCGAGGCGGTGTTCATCATCCAGCCGACGCCAGGCAGACGACGCGCCGCACCGTCCAGGCTGTACGCCAGGTCGATGAGGTTGTCCGCGGTGAACTGACCAGTGACACCCGTTCCGCCCAAGACGCCCGAACCGGCGGCGGTGACGACGCCTCTCGGGGCGTTCGTGCCTGAACCGGTGGTGAGCGCATTGTTGACGGCGAAGCCGATGGCGTTGCCGGTCTGCGTGGCGAGGAAGCCGAGGATGTCGACACCCGCGTCTTCGATGAGTTCACGGCTCAGTTGCACCAGGAACGAGTACTTGTACGCGCCCAAGGTGATGAAGCTGTTGAAGCCCGGGTCGGACTCGCCGATCGCGGTGCCTTCACCGGTGACCGTGCCGGTCGACCATGAAGCCTGCGACGGGATTTGGAGGTTCTCTCCGCCAGCCGTGCGCAAGATCGTCGAAGTGTCGAGCATCGGGCCGACGAGACGAGCCTGCAAGATGACCTGGTCGAAGAACGACGTGGGCACCGGGGCACCGCTCGAGGTCTTGACGACGTCGCGGGTCTCGAAGTTGTGCGAGCGGACTTCGCCGCGGGCCATCGAACGCAGAATGTCTGCATCGGTGGACACGGCTCGCTCGACCGGACGGACCTGCGAAGCAATCTCGCGGGTGGCCATCTCAATCTTGGCTTCGCGCTCTGCGTCTGCCTTCAGGGCTTCGATGCGAGCTGCACGCTCGTCGAGGTCCTTGTTGATCTTCTGGTAGCTCGCCTCTTCCTCAGCGGTGAGGTCGCGCTTCTCGGCAGCTGCGGTGTCCAGGAGGGCCTTGGCCGCTTCCCAAGCACGCTGACGCTGCTCGACTTGACGTTTGATGTATTCGTTCATGAGTGGTGTTCTCCGATTGTCGTGTTCGTGGTGCAGGGATTTGTATCGCACCCGGAGAGGCTCCTCAACCGGCACCTTCCTGCGGCTCCGCAGCGAAGGCGATGACTCGAGTCTAGGCTATCTTGCTTTGCAGGTCAAACTGTTTCGCCAGAATCGACGCAGGAATCTTCGCCTCAGGTTCGGGCTGCTTACGAAGCTTGCCGACAACATCCAGCAGCAGGCTCGCTTGTTCATCGTTCAACTCCGACCCGGCTTCGAGCACGGTGATCGCGTCGGCCAGTTTGTCCGCATCAGTAGCGGTACGTTCGGCGAGCTTGTCGATGGTGCGCACAGTCGCGCTCGTCGCCTGGTAGGCGGGGAACCCGGTCACGACCGACACTTCGTACAGGCGCACTTCCTTGAGTTCGCGCCTCATGCCGTCGTCGGAGAACGAGTCGCCGCGTGGCGGCACCGAGAACCCGAACGACATCGAATCCACGTCGCCCCGCTTGATGAGCGTCGACAGGTCACGACCGACCGTGGTGTCGGGTAGATCGGCGTCGACCTTCAGACCGCGTTCATCTTCCATCAGACGCAACGTCTTGGCGCGGGTCGTCGCAAGCAGCATCGTCGAATCGTGGTTCATGTACATGCGGATGTTGTTCTTCGACTTCAACGACTTCGCGAACGCACCGGGGCGGATGTACTCGCGGAACGGCAACGGTTCCGATTCGGTGTTGAACACCGCGGCATACCCGCTGAACGACATGCCATCACCGGTCGGCCCTTCACGGACCTCGAACTCGTTGACGGTCAGACGCCGGGTTTCAACCTTGTCGGTCATGGCACTCTAGGTTAGCCCACCAGGCACATTACTTGTCCACGAACAACTTCGACAAACGCAACAGCACGTTGAGCCGACCGACACGGTCTTCCTCTTCGCGGATGCGTTCCGCCTGCCGCTCGAACCAGTCCATCGCCGGTGACGGATCGAGCGGGTTGATGCCCCACAGGTAGAACGCGACCGCACCCGCACCGGGGAATCCGTCGTTGTCGGCGTTCGAGTTCTGCGGGGCTTCGAGGTCTACCAGGTGTCGTTTTCCCCAAGCGTTTGCACGAATGACTTTGTCCTCCGTGATTCTTCCCGCAGCCATGTCGCGGGCCTCACGAACAGTTCTCGCCACAAGACCGTCACCAGCGAGACCTTGCCCGTAGTAATCCAGACCGCGACGCGCAGCAGCACGGATGTAGTCGGGGACGTCGAAGGTGAGCTGCCGGTCGTAGGTGTTGATGTACGGCTGGTACTGCGGATCTTCATCGTTGACGTCTCCGGTCTGGACGGTTTGTCCCGGGTTCTCGTTGGGCAGCCCTTCGACTTCCACCCAGGCGTTGCAATAGTACGCGGGCGACACGAGCGCATCCCAACGTTTGCAATAGAACTTCTTGTAGAAGCCGCAGTTGCCGCAGTTGCGGTTCGCTGGCACGTCGGCCGACGACGCGGGGCGATAGTTCTGAGGCAGCGCACGCTCGTCGAGCGAGTTCGATTCGGAGTAGCGAGGATGGTCCGGGTGCAGCAGATCGTTGTCACCGACGTAGGCGGGATTCTCAGGTCGGCCGGTGCGGGCGAGGAACAGGAACGCGTTGACGCGGGCCATCGCCCACGCGCCACGCGACACGCCAGGACGATGAGACGTCGAGTAAGCACCGGCACCGCGACGGTAGACGGAACGCAACGCACCGACACGCACCCGAGTCCACTCGGGTCGGTCACGGTCCGACATGTCCTGATTGTGTTCTTCGGCTTTGTTGCTCAACGCGGTCTCGGTCGCCGCATCAAGTTCGATGTCGCCACCTTTCCCAGCAGCCGAACCCGGTTGGTTCTTTTCCGACCCGGTGATCTGGTCCTTCTTCGGGGCGGGTGCGTCGGCCCTCGAGTTGACGTCGTCGCCGTTTGGTTCGTCCTCATCGTCATCCATGTACGAGGCATCTTCCTCTTCCTCGGACTGCTCAAGTTCTGGGATGCGCATCAGTTCGGAGAACTTGACTGCGACATACATGTCTTGTTCCTCGAATCCTTCCTGGCCTTGCTGATAAATCTGAATCAGCGCGACCGGATCGTCTTCGGTGGATTCAAGTTCTCCAGCCATCCCAGGCAACTTGACCATGCCTGGTGGAAACACCATCTTGACTTCGCCGTATTTGGTGTCTTCGCCTTCGGTCCACGAAACGTAATCCTCAACGAGCAGTTCGCCAGCCGTGGCGCGTTCCCCGCCCGGCTCCATCTCTTCGGCGATCGACACCGCAACCATCTGGTCGATGGCATCCTGCTTGTTGGTGTGGCAGCCGATGACCTCGCCGTCTTCCTTGATGGTCGCCCAACCCGAACAGTCAGGTGACGAGTCGGTGATGAAGTACGGCATCAGGCGTTCGGTTTAGGTTGCAGAACTGCGACGACATGACCAGATTTGCTGGATACGGCGAACAGATTGTCACCGGCTGGAAGTGTGACCGTGATGATGATGCCTTTGTCCAACGCGAATCCGTTGGTCGTCGTGACCGCCGACCCGCCGAGATACACCCGGTCGGTGTTGTCCATGTTGTGAATCGAAACGGTGTGCTCCATCTGATAACTCAGTTCGAGTGACGTTGCGACTGTACCGACTGAAATCTGACTGTGCGAAATGGTCATGATTACCTCAGAGCATCAAGATTACTTGCAAGTCGTCTTCCTCGCGGCTGAACGTCACCGCACCTGTCGCCGTCGCAGTCACCGACGCAACGATTGGTGTCACGAACGCCTCGACCACGTTGACGACGATGACGGGTTCGGGTACTTGTAGCACAGGTGCTACGTCGGGCTGCTTCTTGCGTCGCGGCTGACGGTACGGCATGCCGCCTGGCCGTGGTGTCGGTGTCGGTGTCGGCTGCGGGGTGACCGTGCCGGTGGCGGTCGCGTCGACGCCGCCGAGCGGGGCGTCGCCGACTGCGTCAGCCGAGACGGCTCCGTCGGCTGCGGCCGCCAGAGAGCCCAGAAGCGCTTCTGCGGTGGCGACCACGGTGACCAACCCGGTGGCCGCCGATGTCGCTTCTCCGAGGCTCGCAGACGCCGATGCGACGATCGTGGTGACGCCGTCCGCCGCGGCGGTCAACCCGCCCAAATCGGCGGTTGCGTCTGCGTCGACCGTGATGATGATTTCTGAAACTTCCGCCAGCAACTCACCCAGCGGTGCGTCGGCGGTTGCGGTGATGACGGGTGTGACCGTGCCAGTCGCCGACGCCGACACCGCACCGAGAGCTGCGGCGGCGGCCGCGGTGGTGGTGAAGGTAAAGCCGTCGAGCTTGCCGTCGCCGTCGAGCGCTGAGGTGTCGAGGACGAACGCTGGTGACGGGCCGTCGAGTCCGACGTTCGCGTCGTCGAGTGCCGAGGTGTCGAGTATGAACCGTGTCGTCACGGCTGCCTACTCAGGAGGCGACGGTCAGTGAGACTGTGAGCGCGCCCGACGAGATCGTGAACGTGTCCCCGGCGGAGTAGGCGTTGGCGGTGATGGTTCCCGAGAAGAGGAAGTTTCCTGCGGACACGTTGTCCCATGCGGTGAAGTGGGTTGCGTCCTGCGAGCCTGCGATGTTCGTCCAGGTGATTGCGGCGTCAGATGCGATCGAGCCCGCCGAGGCGGCTGCGAACGACGCCGCTTTGCGCGTCGTCTCCGTTGCCGCGTTCGCTGTGCCGTTGGCTCCAGGGTCACCGACATGAAGTTTTACATACGCGGTCCCGACCGAGAAAGAACTGTTGTTGCCGACCGCATCCAGCCAGGCGTTCGCCAGGTATGCGGAAACTCCGGTTGCCATCAGCTACCAACCTTCTCGATGACGCGCAGAACCTTGCCGTCTGCGTCGCGTTCAACCTCACGCACCACGGTGCGTTGCTCGGGCACGTTGACGTTGACGACGGTTTCGGGGACATTGACGACGGGTGCGTCGACGTGAACGTTCGGTGGGGTGACGTGGATGATTTGTTCGGGCATGTTGAGGTTGAGTTCGCGTGTGCCTGCGTCGTAGACGGTCGCGGGTGCGATCGGGTTGATGGAGGCGAGCGGTTGCAGGGCCGCGGTCGGAACACCGGTGTGCTCAATGGGTGGCATGTCGAGGGCTGCGAGCACCGACGCAGGCTGGAAACCTGAGGCGATGAGACGTTGGGCGATGGCCGATTTGCGGTCGAGGTCGGCGAGGTTCGCTGCGGTGATGTCGATGTTGGTGAGCGGTACGCGGTAGGCGTCGCCACCTTCGATTGGTGTCATGTCCTCGAAGCGGCGGATGTCGTTGACCGACAGGTAGCCGTTGGCGAGACCTGACGCATACGAGGCGTTGCGTGCGGCGATGTCGCCACGCAGCAGACCTGCGGTGGTGAAACGGATGAACGCACGACCAGCCAACAGGACGCTGTACTCGGCCTCAAGTTTGGACAAAAATGGGACCAAAGAATGCTGCAGGAACGCCAACTGGTTCGACTCTACGGACGCATACGACATCGCACCCGGCGTGGTCACACCGATCATCGACGGCGGTACGCGGAAGATGCGCGCAATCTCCTCGACCGCGAAGTGGCGTGATTCGATGAACTGTGACTCGTTCGGGTCGACACCCGTCTTCTGGAACGTCGCACCACCGAACAGGATGCCTGGGCGGTGCGAACGGCGCAAACCTTTGTGGCCGTCCTCGAACGCATCCACCAGGTTCTTCGCCTGTTCGCGTGAGAGGTTGCCGGGGAACTGGATGATGCCCGACGTCGACGAGCCTTGTCCGAAGAAGCGTGCGGCGAACTCCTCGAGCGCACGAGACAGGCCGAGGTTCTCTTTGACGAGGTCGATGCGCGACTTGCCGCGCAGCTCACCCGGCAACGTCAAGTCCTTGATGTGGATCATGTCCACGTCCTCGATGCGGTCCTTGGCGTTGTGCACGTAGAAGAGTCGCCCGTAGTTGTCGCGGCGCACCTCGACGTACTGCGGGTTCAACACCGACAGGGCGAGCACCTCGCCTTCTTCGTCGCGGATGATGCGAGTGAAGCTGTTGCCGTTCAGCAGCAGCGAGACGACGACCTGCTGGAAGTGGTCGTCCTTGGTGACGCCGATGTCGGGCGCATCAAGCCACGCGGGTCTTGGCCGGTATTGCAGGCGCACACCCTCCTGGCGGATGTAGGAGTCGACCGGCAGGCTGGCGATGGTGTCGGCGATGAGACGCACGCAGGCGTACACGGTGCCGATCTTGAGCGAATCCTCCTGCGTGACGTAGACGCCCGAGTTGGTGGTGAAGGTGTAGCCGTCGCCGAGCGCGAACAGCGACTGGAACGAGATGGCACGCTCCTCCTGCTGACGTCGAGTTGGCAACAGGCGGTCAAGAATCATTTCTCGTCAACCTTCTCGGAACGGGCCAACGCGAACGCGGCAGCGAGGCAGGCAACCCCGAACACCATCGCACCCAACGCCGGTGCCACCAAGAACCCGGCGGTGACGAGGGAGACGATTCCGATGAGTTCAAGTACGAGCACGACCATCCTGACCTCCTAGGTTAGACGAACAATCGTAGTCAGACCACGAAGAAACCGGGTTGAGGTTGCTCGACCGGTGTGGTCGTCGCCCGGTCGGTCGCCATCGCCAACGCAATCACCGCGTCAATCTTGCGTTTCGATTTGCCTTTGCTCAACGTCCACCCGTTGTCCTTGACACGTTGCGCAGCCGACAACACCTGGTCGGAGAACAGCGGGTTGCCGTCATGCACGAGACGCTGATTCACGATCAACTCGTACAGGTTCCCGCACGCAGGCACCATGCGTTGCGGCGACTGCGGATACTCGATCATCGGAAACCCGTCCTCCGCCAGGGCTTCGGCGGTACGCATGAAGAACGCCGGGTCGAACGCAATCTCCTGAATGTCGTACTGCTGCGCCATCTCACGCAGATACGACTCCACCGCAGCCACGTCCAGCACGCCGCCTTCGGGCAACCAAATCTTCGCCCGCGCAACCAGCTTCCCTTCCACGCGCTGCACCAACACCACCGCAGTCGTGTCACGCTTCAACGCCATGTCCACACCAATCCACGTCGCCGCACCCGGCACCAGCTCCACGCTCGCATCACGACACAACTCCCACGCACCCGTCGGCAGCCACGAATCCTCAGCCGTCCGCACCCACTGATTGAACCGATACCGACGCACGCTCACTTCGCTCGTCTGACGCACCGCAATCTCCAAATCCTCCACGTCGAGCAGACCTTCAGCCAGATTCGGATTCGCCTGCAACCAGGCATCACGGTCGTTCATGTCGCAACCCTCCGGTGCCTCCCACCACCAGAACCCGAACTGCTCATCGTCAATCTCGCCGCGACACACCTTCTGCCCGTAGGCGTAGAGCGTTCCGCAGATGCTGGAGAGATCGTACCCGGCAGTCGTGATTGCCACGATCTGCGGGTCCTTACGCGCACCAGAACCCAACGTCAACGCATCCCAGAGTTCTGAGTTCGGCTGCACATGCAACTCGTCAAAGATGACCGTCGACGGGTTCAAGCCTTGCTGGAGTTTCGCGTCACTCGACAACACGCGATAGATGCTGTGCGTGCTGGGCACCTCAATCACGTCGCGGTACACCTTGCAGATGCCGCTCAACGCAGGCGACTGCTGCACCTGCCACTTCGCCTCATCGAACACCACACGCGCCTGACGACGATCACCAGCAGCCGAATACACCTCGGCCCCGTGCTCACCCTCGATCAGACCGTAGAGCGCAACCAGCGAACCGAGCAACGACTTGCCGTTCTTGCGACCCAACCCAATCAGGCTGCGCCGATACCTCAGCAGACCGTCGGGCCTGCGCTCATACAGGTTCGTGATGAGTTGCCGCTGCCACGACACCAGCTCAAACGGCTCACCGGCACGTATCCCTTTGGAGACGTGCATGAACGTCGACGCAAAGTCGACGACACGCTGCCCGTCAGACTGCTGGTGCAGCCTCGGCGTCGACCACCTTGGTGTTGCGACGACGGAACTGATCGAGCTCATTGGCAACCCTTATCTCGGCGAGACCGAGACGCGCCCGGTCAGACGGTGTGAACCCCAACAACGATAGCCAAGCCGTAATTTGCGCCAGCGATTCCTGCTTCTGCTTGACCAATGGGTGCGTCACGAGCTGACCGTTCGCCGTCTCGTAGAACTGCCGAGTCACATCCTTGGCCAGCCAGGCGTTGATGCGGGCGACGTTCTCGACCGCCTGGCACAACATCTCGATCAGAGCCGAGTCGTGCTTCTCGCTCAAGTGTCTGCGGCCTGCGTCCCAGAACATCGACCAGTAAGCCGCCCCGTATCGGTCCAACGTGTCCGGTGGCTTGGGCAGATCGCCAAGACCGACGGTCGCCAGGGCAAACTCAGGCACCGGCACGGCAGGCAAATGGTTGCGAATACGCGCACCACGATGCCGTTTCTTCTCAATCGGTTCGGCCTTGCGGCCGCCGCCTGTTCCGGTTCGTGGCTTGGGCACGCCAGCGAGCCTAGGCGGTGGGGCGCAAGCGACCACACGCCTGCGCCAC